GTTGGACTAGTATAGATCGTTTAAAAATGAAACACGTACTAGCTTCGAATCCTGGCATTGATATTCGTATGGTATTCCAAGCTCCTACTCAAAAAATATCAAAAGGCAGTAAAACTACATATGAATCATATGCCAATAAACTGGGAATTACTCACGTTGGTAAGAAAATTATCCCGGCAGACTGGTTCGATGAATGTGTTAAATCAGATGATGAAATTATTAATACAAAAAAATTCTTTGGATAAAGGTTTGATTTGTGAAATTAAATCAATATATTCTAGTAAGAAATTAAGTTTATTTAATTAATTGATTAATTCAGTATTGAATTGATCGTTAGACCAGTAATGTAATGTATGTGTCTAACTATTATTATTAATATATTATTTAATTAATTAATAACTTTGAATACTGATTGATTTTCATTATATTATTATTAATGAAGAATATTAAGTTATTACAGTTATTGGAATCAGTATTAGGTAAAGGGAAACCTACATCTGGCGATAATATCGCGTTCTTCTCTCCATTTGTTTCTCACTACAAGCCAAAATTAGAAATTGATATTAATACTAACCACGCCGGCGAAAATGCATGGCACTGTTGGATATCTGATAAAAAGGGTAGAAGTATTACTACATTATTCAAACAACTTAATCTTTCTCGAGAAAAGTTTGAACAATTAAATCGTATTATTGAAACAACCCGATATCGTACGGGAATTCAAATACCAGAAAAAATTCAAGTAATTCAATTACCTGATGCATATCGTCCATTATGGATAAATAAAAATACTCCGGATTTCAAAAATGCAATACACTACCTAACTAAACGAGGAATAACAATCTTTGATATTATTAAATATCGAATTGGATATTGTGAGTCAGGTGAATATTCCGGCAAAATAATCATCCCTAGCTATGATCCAGATGGTCAATTAAATTATTTCGTTAGCAGAGCATATTATTCTAGTGATAAACATAAACATAAAAATCCTAAAATATCAAAAGATATACTTGGTTTTGGAATGTTTATTAATTGGGCAGAACCAATTATATTATGTGAAGGTTCATTTGATGCAATTGCAATTAAAAGAAACGCAATTCCATTATTCGGCAAGATCATTCAGCCAATGCTTCAAAAGAAAATAATCGAAGAACGAGTTAAAAACATTTATATCTGTCTAGATGCAGATGCATTAAAGAATGCAATCCAAATTGCTGAAAGATTTATGTCCGAAGGATTAAATGTATATTTTATTGAATTAAAAAATGAAGATGCGTCGGAACTAGGATTTCAACGAATCACAGAAATATTAGCAGATACAGATGTTCTAACATTTGAAGGATTAATGGAATTAAAAATGGGAATGTTATGGATATAACAAAAATACCTAGTACAATATCAAAGATAGATAAAATTTTTCATATTTCAGATATACATATTCGTACTTTAAAAAGACACGGAGAATACCGAGAAGTGTTTAACAACATGTATAAACATATTACCGACAATGCTACGGCGAACAGTATCGTAGTTTGTACGGGAGATATTGTGCATAGCAAATTGGATATGTCTCCGGAATTAATTCAAATCCTAGTAGAGTTCTTTGATGGCTTTACTATACCTACAATTGTTATTCTAGGTAATCATGATATGAATTTAAATAATATGCATCGCACAGATGCAATTAGTCCAATTATTAATGTGATTAAAAATCCAAACATAATTTTTATTAAAGAAAATGGATTATTCGAATATGGTGGCATTGTATGGAATCATATGGCAGTTGATGCTTCACCAAATGAATACATTAAAGCTAGTGATTTTGATGGTGCATATAAAATTGCATTACATCATGGCGCCGTTAATACTGCTAAAACTGATATTGGTTATCAAATTTCAAACGAACATGTAACTACTGAATTATTTGCTGGACATGATATCACGTTATTAGGCGATATACATAAGCCGGCTCAATTTCTAGATGAAGCTCGAACTATTGCATATCCTGGATCGTTGATTCAACAAAATCATGGAGAAGCCCTAGATCACGGAATCCTAGTATGGGATATTGAATCTCGTAAGGCTGAATTTGTAGAAATACACAATGATTACGGCTATGTTACATTAGAAGTGGCGGGAACAAAGATTATTAATTCTCCACATCGTATGCCGAATAAACCACGTATCCGAATTAAATTCAATGATACCTCGGCTGCAGATATGAAAAAGCTAATTGCTACAATTCGCAAAAAATACAATGTACAGGATATAACAATTCAACGAAGCACTAGCGGAACAGATACCTCGGCTTCTGCTTCATTTACAATTGGCAATGTAAGAGATGTTGAATATCAAAACACATTAATTACTGATTATATTGCAGTTAATCATCCACAAGCAACTTCCGAAGAAACTGATGCAATTCGATATATTAATCGAACAATCAATGCAAAACTTCCTGCTGTAGAATCAGTTCGCCATATGACTTGGCACCCGTTGACATTTGAATTTGAGAACATGTTTTCATATGGGGAGAATAACATTGTTAATTTTGAAAATCTACAAGATGTGTGTGGTTTATTTGCAGCAAATACTTCTGGTAAATCATCATTGCTAGATGCAATAACATACACAATATTTGATAAATGCAGCAAAACCGGTAAAGCTCATGAAGTCTTAAATAATAAAAAGTCTGGGTTTAAAGGAACATTCCGATTTGAAATGAACGGAATAACTTACACAATTATCAGAACCGGTATCAAACAAAAAAATGGTCACGTAAAAGTCCTAGTAGAATTTTTTACTGACACAGAAAACTTGAATGGAGAAGAACGAAGTGACACTAATAAATCAATTCGTCGTTATTTAGGTACATATGATGATTTTATATTAACGGCATTTTCATTGCAGGCTGATAATAATAACTTCATTGAAAAATCACAAAGAGAACGAAAAGATTTATTATCACAATTTCTAGATATCACGGTATTTGAACAATTATATCAATTAGCTTCAGATGAAATCAAAGAAACAGCTGGTAAATTAAAAGCCTATAAAAAGACTGATTTTGATATTATTATCAATGATGCCGATACTGTTATTACAAACAATCAACAAGATATAACTTCCTTAGAAACTAGGGAAGATGTGTTACAAGAACAAAGAAATACAGCTCAAAATGAAATTGTAGATTTAATTCAAACAAAACAACCAACATCATATACCGGACCAAATATAGATGCTCTAGTAAAAACAGAAACCGCATTAACAAAAGAAATATCACAGATACAAACTGCTACTGAAAAAGCTGAAACAAACTTAGAAACATTGATATCTGAATATCTAGTTATTAAAAAAGATAAACGAAAATATGATGAAGTTGAGCTTCAAAACAAATTACAACAATTAGAAATATTTGAAACTGAATTAACCGAGTTAGATACTAGTATTAAAACTCAACAAGGAATTATAAATGCAAAACAAGAAAAGATTACACATCTTTCCGACCATGAATATGATCCGAAGTGTGAATACTGTACATCTAACGTTTTCGTACAAGATGCAATCGAAGCCCAAAATACGATTGAAGCAGATAGAAACATATTAACTATATTATTACAACAGCACCGAGTAGTAAGTAATTCTATTTCGGCATATTCCACTGTTAGGGCTGATATAGATTCATTAACTAAATTGAAACAATTTCACGAAACAAAAAGATTGGCAATTGAAAAATTAGAGCTTCAAATTCAAATAATGGAAAATGAATTGCAGACACGTGAATCAGAATTAGAAACATGTTTAGAGCGACAAGAATCATTTAAAGCAAATGAAACAGCTATCACTCATAATGAGGCAATTGATACACAAATTGTTAAATTAAAAACTAATATTGATTCTGCCACAGTTAAAATAAAAACAATTACAGACACAATTCGTAGCAAACATGGCGCAATTGAGGTTGCTAAAACAACTAAAAAATCGGCAATTGAATCTTTAGATACTTATAAACAACTAGAAACCGAGTACAAGGCATTTGAATACTATTTAGATTCCGTTAAACGTGATGGCGTGCCATATGAGCTAATTGCAATGGCTATGCCTAAAATAGAATCTGAAATTAATAATGTATTGAATCAGGTAGTTGATTTTAACATGGTGCTTCAAAGTGATGGTAAAAATATCAATGGATACATTATATATGATGATGAAAATTTCTGGCCATTAGAATTAACTAGCGGTATGGAACGATTTATTAGTTCTCTAGCTATTCGTATTGCATTAATTAATGTGTCTGCATTGCCACGTCCTAATTTCATTGCAATCGATGAAGGATGGGGAAGTTTAGACGCTGAGCATATTGCTTCAGTTGTAAATCTATTTGATTATTTCCGTACAAAGTTTGATTTTTCAATTATTATATCACACGTTGATACAATGCGAGATATGGTTGATAATCTGATAGAAGTAAACAAAATTGATAAATTCAGCCAAATCTGCCATACTTGATATTTATATAAAAAGAATATTAAGGTGTAATGAAACGCAAAGAAGCAGTATATACAGGTTTAGAATACATACCAGTTTATTTTGAGGATACATCATTAACATCGCCTGATTATTTTCAAATATCTGAATTTCCTACTAGATTAACATCTGGAAAGAATCTGTTTAAACTTCGAGGTCATCCTACTAATTTACGAGTTGGCGGATATTTGAATGTTGAAGTTTTAGATTATAATGGAAATCCAATTTATCATGAAGTTATAAATTTTATTGATCAAGACAAAAGTCGGGTTATTGCAATTTATATTTATGAAGATACATCTCCTGGTGATTGTACTATTACATTGGTGGCTGAAGCTGCTACAATTAATAATCAACCGGCACCTAGTGATTGGCAAGGAAAGGCCAATGTTAAATGGACTCGCAAAATAGCAATTAATCCAACGGTATCAAATGAATCAGAAATTATTTTTGAGGCATTACCTGATATTACGGTTTCTGAACAAGTAGCTACACATCTAGATCGTGTTTATTCTGGAAGCATTCAATTCCCTACATATAACGCCGGCACAGTTAGATATTATTCAATTAATGGTCAACCAGCAATTGAATTAGCCGGCGGAACATTTACTTCTGATATGGGTAATGGCACGTTAACGGTAGCAGCACCACAAATGCCTACTCCTACACCGTCATACACTCCTTCTACAACAACGTATTCGTCTGCAATTAAAAAGATATTATCTCCAACCATCGCATTGTTAGATACCGAGTATACCGTGTATAGTAGCCAAAGCATATCAGCACATACTTATACCGGATTTGCAGCTTCGTCATTCGCAATTAACTATGAAGCTACTCCTATATACGTTGCAACGGAAAACTCAGAATCATTTGCATTGCTACAACTTAACGGGCTAGACCCAGCAACTGGCGATATTTCCCGAATCAAAGTATTTACTAATAATGCCGGCACCGTTGGTGATTGGGAACTAGTTAATGATATTGAATTAGCAGAAACTGAAATATTCGTTCCAAGCACGGCATCACTGTATCCAGATCAATCAATTGGCATATTTACAACCCAAAGCATAATTAATACTTATTGGGAAGCCCATACATATCAAGGTCGAACAGAAACTACCGCTCCTACATTAATATGGACAACTTCTTCAATTAATAATGCAATGCTAATTAGTAGTACTACTAATATTACAGCAACCAATGCCGTTCACGTAGCACAGGTTAAATCTGCCTATTCTGGTATATTTATTGCAACATCATCATATAAAGTGCAAATTGATGCATTGGGTACTAGAACCGGTAGTTTAGATCCAGTAATTTCTATTTACTTGTCAGGTAGTGCTGTTAATTATGATCCTACGGATTATTTTAATCAGGAATTACCGGTTACATTAGGTAAGCGTATTGGCGAGTTGAGAGTAACTACTGCAAATCAACGATTTGATGACGTTGTGTTTGATTTTGAATCTGATAATACCGGAACAGCTACATTGCTATTTGTTGTAGAATCTGGAATATGGCAAGTTGCGGATGTACATGTTACTACAGATAATGATCCCGGATATAGTCCTAATTATACTAGAATTAAAACACTAGTACCAACTCCCCATAAATCAGACAATCAAATTTCATTTAAAGTTGAATACTACAATGTAGCTGGAGTTAAAAGCAAACAAATTAACTATTTATATAGTAAAAATTGGCAAGGTGGAAATCGCTATATCGATGGCGACTTTTCAATGCTTACCGGCTCACTGTATGTAGCAAATTCCTTAGAATCAGGCATAGCAATCTCCGGATACAAAGATACTGGATTTGTTAGATCCCTAGGATATGAAGGTTTTGCTGCAGGATTCCCGGGATTCTTAATATGGAGCGGTTCTGCATTGTCTGGATCTGCTGGCACTAAAGGAGGAATCCCATATAGTGGAGTTGGATTGGAATTATATGCAAATACCGGTAGCTATTTTAGATATTCAACTACTGATAGCGAAATAGATGTAAGAACCAATAGTTTCTTTTTTGGACAGTATCCATCTCCATTTATAAGTGGGTCCAATGGTAAAATTGAGATATCAGCATCTGGGTTCCATTTATCATCTAATGGATCAGTAACTGCATCAGCATTTACTGCAGTAAATGGGTCAGTAGTATTGTTTAGTTCAAACAATCAATTTACAGATGGGACAAACGTAGGTCGCGTAGTATACTTTGATAAAACGGAAACAGTTATTAATATCTCTGCCGGCGTCGGAGACAGTTTAGCAACTGCACAAACTGCTTCAATATTTCAAATATTTATACTACCGGGTGA